AACCAGAGCCAAACGTGAGAAGGCTATCCAGGAGTTCCAGGGGATGTACCTGATTATCAACTATGAGTCAATGAGATTACACGAGGAACTGCAGAAAATGCACTGGGATGTGTTGGTACTGGACGAGGCACACAAGATTAAAAACAGGAAGGCACAACAGACCAAGGCTGTTAACAAGATTAAAGCCGACCGTATATTCCTGTTAACAGGTACTCCAATGCTGAACAGACCTGATGAGTTGTGGAGCCTGCTGCACAGACTATATCCTGACAAGTTCAGGAGCTACTGGAGGTTCGTGGAGAGGTACTGCACTATAACTGACAATGGTTGGGGTAAGGAAATAGGTATGGGTACACCAGAACAGCAGGAGGAACTCAAGAGACTGTTGGCACCTATTATGCTTAGACGAACTAAGAAAGAGGTTCTTACCGAATTGCCTGACAAGATACACCAAAGGTTCCTGGTAGAGCTTACAGGCAAGCAAGCTAAGATTTATAAGAGCATGGAGCGTGATGCCATAGCTACACTGTCAAACGGAGAGACCATTGCAGCACCAGTGGTGATAGCACAGATTACCAGGTTGAGACAGATTGCTGTCTCCACACAATTGCTATCAGATGATGTTGCTGAGAGTGCTAAGTTTGAGGCATTGATGGAATTGATACAGGATAACATAGTTGAGCACAAGATAGTGATATTCAGTCAATTCCGCAGAGCGATAGAGCTGTTCAGCAAAAGACTGGATGAGGAAGGTGTTAAATGGGTTGCTGTTACAGGTGCAGTCAAGCAGGGAGACAGACACCAAGCTACAAAAGATTTTCAGGAGAAGGACGACGTGAGGGTGATGCTTGCAACTATCGAAGCAGCAGCACATGGACTAACCTGGACTGCAGCAGACATTGCCGTATTCCTTGACAGACACTGGACACCTGCAATCAATGCACAGGCTGAAGACCGTTTGCACAGGATGGGGCAGAAGAACAGCGTAACCATTGTAAATATGGTGGCACGTGGAACCGTAGAGGAATATATTGAGAAGTTGCTGGAAGCGAAAGGGGAGAGCTTTGATGCAATAGTCAATGGGCAACTGACAGCAGAAGACTTGAGGCAGATTTTCAATTTATAAGAATTTACCTTCTCTCCCAGGAGAGGAGGTAAATTTTTTGCAAAAATTCAGAAAAATTGGGGTTAAATCACTTAGCGTTCTGATATAATGAAGTAGGATGGTGGAGATACCTACCTAATGCTATAAAGAGGAGGGATAAAATGAAGACTTTAAAAGAAGGTGGACTCCAGGAACTGGGGTTCTTTAAGAATAGGATAGGAAGAGCTTATGGCAGGGGTGAGATAGACCGAGACACTTTTGAACGACTTAGTGCTAAGACGGAAGACCTAATCAAGGAACTGGAAGTCTTGCCTAAATGGAAAGATGATGATAAATAAGTACATCAGGTAGGTATCACACCGAAAATTATAAAATAAGGAGGGTTATTTGATGTCAAAGAACGTAGTGAGTTACACCCAGTTAAAATCATGGAAGAGGTGTAGACAGAAGTGGCACTATCGTTACGTGAGAGGGTTAGTTCCGAAGGAACGTGTCAAGAAGATTGACCTGGGTAACTATGGGCATGCATTACTGGAAGCATACTACAAAGGGGAAGACCTGCAACAAGCCAGCGAGAACTATTGGCGTGAACAGACCAAGGATATGTTCCAGGAGGAAATGATTGAGTACCAAGAGGTAAGAGACCAAGCCGAGCAACTGGTAAAGCGTTATATTGACCATTATAACAAGGTAGGGGATGACCTAAAAATCCATGCAGTGGAGGAACACTTCCAGGTAACAATACCGACAGCAAAAGGTTACAAGTCTATGACCGACCTACAGGGAGTGCTTGACCTGGTAGTGGAAGATGACACAGGAGAGCTGTGGTTGGTTGACCACAAGTTTACCAGCATTGATTTGGACAAGTATGAAGAAAACCTAGTTCTTGACGAACAAGCAAACTACTACCTGTGGGCATTGGTTGAGATGCTGGGTGATTATAGGGCTGTATCTGGTATCATATTTAACCTTATTCGCACCAAGTTACCGACGGTTCCTCATGTGCTTAAGAATGGTGGATTGAGCAAGGCTAAGAACATTGATACAGATGTGGACACCTATCTCCAGGCTATTAAAGACAACAGGCTTAACCCAAATGATTATGTGGATATCCTTAACTACCTGAAGGAGAACTCAAAACCGTTCTTCAAGAGACACAGAGTTTATCGTACACCAGAGGAGCTTGAGAACATCAAAGGTGAACTGTATGAAATATCTAGAGACATGAGGGGTTGCAGGGTGTACCGTAATGCAACCAGAGATTGTTCCTGGGATTGCCCATACCGTGAGTTGTGTATCATGGAGAGCAAGGGTATCAAGGATGATTTCTATATTGAGAATAATTTTGATATCTGCAAGGGTTACAAGCAGGATTAAGAGATATACTGTTAGTGAAGGAGGGGCTGATGATGTATGGGCAGCAAAGTTTGGATTGTTAATTCAGCAGGGCACAATTTTGATGCAGCAAAGTCTTACGGAGAACTTATTCCATTAACAGTAGGCAAAGTCAACATATTCAACGTGGAGAGACTTATAAGAGAGTTCAAAGGCATGCTGGCTAATCACAAAAAAGAAGACTGGATATTGCTTAGTGGTAATGTGGTTCTGAATGTGCTTGCTGTAGCGATTGTGCTTGTAAAACATGGGGAGGTGAGAATGTTATTATACGACGTTATTAAGAAGGAGTATGTTCCGAGGGAAATCAAATTTGATGAATTAAAACAATAAGGAGGGAGTTTAGTGGATAAAAAAGTCTTGGAGAAGTTGCAGAGCAGGATTGCCAACATTGAGGAGGTTCCAATTACAGCGAAGGTTCTTCTGTATTCTGACCCAGGTGTAGGCAAGACCACTGCAGCAGCATTATCACCCAAACCACTGATTATTAACTGTGAGGGTGGCACACTGTGTCTGAACAAGTTTAAGAAATTCCACAAACAATTGGATATCCAGACGTTCCGACCAGACAGCATTAAGGAGTTACAGGAGATATTCTGGTATCTCAAAAGTGGACAACACGACAGACAGACCGTTGTGCTTGACAGCTTGAGTGAGATACAACGTATGTCCATGGATGAGATATTGGCAGACCCAAAGAGGGATGACAAGTTCGACCGTGACACACCTATTCTGCAGGACTATGGCAAGAACACACAACAGTTGCGTAAGCTGGTAAGAGCCTTCAGAGACCTGCCAATGAACGTAGTATTCACCTGCTTGGCAAGTGAAAGAAAAGACGAGACAGACGGTAGTGTTAAGGTTATGCCTGACCTGACACCTAAACTAGCAACTGATGTTATGGGATACGTAGATGTGGTAGGTTACATGTTCGTATCCGAAGAGAAGGGTGTTCGCAAGTTGTTGACACAACCGAAAGGCAAATACATGGCAAAAGACAGAAGTGGCAAGTTAGGCACAGGGTTATTGGAGCCGACTATGTTCCATGTTTTTAACAAAATCACAGATGGAGTTGTGGAGGTTCCTGAATATATTGACCAGATTATAAAGGAGGTAAAGCATAATGAAGGCTAAGTTTGATTTCAGTAATGTAAGTGATGGGTTTGAATTGATGCCGAAAGGAGAGTACCCTTGTTTCTTATTCGACGTCAATCTCAAGGAGACCAAGAATGGAGATGACATGTACGTTCTGATACTCAAGGTGGCAGAAGGTGAGTACAAGGGCAGACAGTTGTTTTACAATCTTCCTGTGATGCCTTCCACCATGTGGAAGATTAAGGAAACACTTGAGACCTTTGGATACGTGGTTCCGAAGTCAGTCACAGAGGTGGATTTTGACGACCTGCTTGGCAAGAGGTGCATTGCTGTGGTAGGACACAGGGAGTGGCAAGGTAAGGAAAGGGAAGACGTTCAGAACCTGAAGCCTTACGACGGAGATAGTTCCTCAGACGATGAAGAGGAACCGTTCTAACAAGAACTTGTCACGGTAGGGGAGGGAGGTGCAGCCTTCCTTCCCTATTTTTGTTAAAAGGAGGGGTTTCATGAGACCAGATATTGACACTTATTTTATGAAGATGGCAAGGGTGGTAGCCGAACGTTCTACCTGCCTGAGACGTCAAGTAGGGGCTGTGCTTGTTAAAGACAGCCATGTATTATCTACAGGGTATAACGGTGCAGCCAGAGGGGTTGAACACTGCAAGACTTGCATGAGGGTAGGTATTCCTTCAGGTGAGAGGCACGAGTTGTGTAGGGCAGTCCATGCAGAAGCAAATGCCATTGCCCAGGCTGCATTACATGGGATTAGCACTGAAGGTTCCACGGTTTACTGTACCCACCAGCCTTGCTTCATGTGTGCCAAGTTGCTGTTGAATGCAGGTGTTAGGAGAGTTGTATACCAGGAGGGGTATCCAGATGAACTAACTGAGACTCTCAAGCCTTATATGACCATAGAAAAACATGAGGGTTAAATCGGTATTCGACACAATATACTATAGTGGAGAGGAGGTATAGCATGGAGCGAAGGCAGTGGGCTGAGAATTTCTACAGTAGTTACTTTACCAATCTTAATCCAAACTCAGAAGGCGAATGTGCTGTTAGATGTCCGTGGCATGACGACAATCGGGAGTCTATGAGCATAAATATTGAAACTGGCAGGTTTTACTGTCATGCCTGTGATATAGGTGGAGACGAGTATGAGTTCTACCGTATTGCCGAGGGTTATGAGAAAACAGACTTTCGACGTATGGTACGTGCCATAGAGAAGAAGTATGGTATCAGACCACAAAGCGAACAGGAGAAAAACTCACAAGCAGAAACATTAGACTTTGAGGAAGAGGAGACCGAGTGCATAGACGAACGTGAGGTAATGAAGTTTCACAGAATATTGATGCAGTCTGCTAAGATGTTACACTTCCTGTTAAACAAGCGTGGTTTAAGGAAGGAGACCATTGAGAAATATAAGATAGGTTACGACGTGGAGCGTATCACAATACCTATCTATGATAGCAAGGGCAGATGTGTCAACATCAGACGTTATTCACCTGAAGCCAAAGGCAAAGCTAAGATGATAAGCTTCAAAATGGGTACAGGTTCTGCAAGATTGTTCCCTATCGAAAACATCAGGCATGACGTTATACTCCTAACAGAAGGTGAAATGGATTGCCTGTTAGCTATCCAGATGGGCTACAATGCTATGACTACCACAGGAGGAGCTAATACCTGGAGGGCACAATGGAACAACCTGTTCAAGGATAAAACAGTGCTGATATGTTATGATATTGACAAGGCAGGACAGGCAGGAGCTGAGAAGGTAGCAAGGAACCTGTATGGTATAGCCAAGCAGGTTAAAATAATCAAGTTACCTATCGTTGACCCACCAGACGGAGACCTTACAGACTACTTTGTAGCATTAGGGCATACCAAAGAAGACCTTGACCTGGTTATTCAGAAAGCACACACTTATGTGCCTGGGAACGCAGAGCCAGAAATTGACCCAAGCAAGCCAATAGAGGTTCATCTGTCTCAGGCGAGTCATGCAGACTACATTGACAAGAAGATATGCATGGATGTAATGGTGTCAGGTAAGGATATTGGACCATATGGATACCCAAAGAAACTTAAGATTAGTTGCACTCCAGACAATGGTAACAAGTGTGCCATGTGTGTAGTGGGTGTGAACGGTGGAGAACGTACAGTTACCTTCAAAGACGACGACAGAAGCATACTGCAGTTGATAGATTGCACAGATGCACAGCAGGCAACGGTAATTAAAGGCAAGGCTGGCATACCTAAAGCCTGCAATGCATTTCATACAGAAGTGATAGAGCAGGGGAACCTTGAGGAAGTCATTCTGCAGCCAGAGCTTGATTTCTCAGCAGTTGACAGACCTTATACCACCAGGGTTGCATACGTGATAGGGCATGGGTTGCAGGCGAATATGAGTTACCGTATGAAAGGGGTTACAATCACTGACCCAAGACATCAATACGTAACCCACCTGATATCAGAGGCAGAGCCGAGCCAAGACAACGTGTCAAGCTTCAAAATGACACCTGACAAGCACGAGCGACTAAAGATATTCCAACCTGTAGAAGGGCAAACGGTTGCCGAAAAGTTTAAGGAGATTTACCACGACCTGACCAACAACGTTACTCATATATACGGTAGGGAAGACGTTCTAATGGCAGTAGACTTGGTTTATCACAGTGTGCTTGCTTTTAGGTTCCAAGACCAGTTGGTGCCAAGGGGCTGGGTAGAAGGATTGATTATAGGAGACACCAGAACAGGTAAGTCAGAGACAGCACAGTCAATCATGAACCACTACAAGTTAGGCGAATTCGTTACAGGTGAGAACACGACATTTGCAGGACTGATAGGTGGTATGCAACAAACACAGAAACGTTGGTTCGTGTCCTGGGGTAAGATACCACTCAATGATAGACGGTTGGTTATTATAGATGAAGCTTCAGGGTTGTCAGAAGATGCAATAGGTAACATGTCAGGGGTACGTTCCAGTGGTGTGGCTGAGATTATTAAAATTCACCAGGAGAGGACTCATGCTAGAACAAGGTTGCTGTGGATATCCAACACCAGAACTGGAAAAGCATTGAGACAATATGGGTTCGGAGTTGAGGCAGTGCAAGAACTTATAGGTAAGAACGAAGACGTTGCTAGGTTCGAATTCGTGGTGAGCTGTGCTAGTGAGGAAGTCAGCATGGATTTGATAAACAGACATTCCAGTGAGATAGGGCAAGTTCCTCACATTTACACTTATGACCTGTGCAAACAATTGGTGCTATGGGCTTGGAGCCGAACAGAGGAGAACATTCACTTTACTGACGAAGCAACTATTTTGACACTTGATTTAGCCAAGCAGATGGCACGAGACTATGTCAGCCATATTCCATTGGTGGAAGGAGCCAACCAACGTATCAAGCTGGCAAGATTAGCAGTGGCAATAGCCTGCAGGATGTATAGTACTGAAGATGGTGTGAGGGTTATTGTTAAGCCTGAACACGTGCAGTTTGCTTACGATTTCCTGAACCAGGTGTTCAAGAAACCTTCTCTGGGTTACTGGGATTTGAGTCAACAGATAAGGGAGCAGGAGCGAGCTGCAATGAAGGCTAAAGGCAGTGTGCTGAAGTTCTTGAAACAGAACCAGGAAGTTGCGAGGGTGTTCTTGCAATACAGTTACGTCATTGGTAAAGACCTTGAAGACCTATGCGACCTGGACAGCAGTACAGTTAGAAGGTATCTCAAGTTCCTAGCCAAGAACGGTATGATAGGTAAGGGTTCACGAGGGTATGTTAAACAACCTGCCTTCATTGAGATACTGAGAGAAGGAGGTTGGAAGACCAGTGGTGAGGAAGATATTGACAGTAGTGCTGGTGGTAGCAGTGATAATCCTGACCAAGACGGTTGGAGTTCTTAAGCAAGAGTTAGCTAACACCAACGATAGACTTGCAGAGTTTGAGACCGAGGACGATGACCAGTATAAACAGTTATTGGAAAAATTTGAAAAACTTCAGAAAGACAAGGGTAGACTTGAGGATGAATTGAATAAGCTAAAGCAGAGGGTTGAGGAGTTCGAAGACCAGTTCGAGATTTTCGAATTTGAGGCAACTGGCTACTCACCTTTTGATGACAGGACTGGACTCAATCATGACGGTTCACCAGATACGACGGCAACAGGCACCAGACCAAGACCTGGGGTGGTTGCCGTCAATCCCAAAATTATTCCATATGGCACAATTATGTACATTGAAGGATATGGGTGGGGGATAGCCGAAGACACTGGAGGAGCTATCAGGAGGAAAACAGATTTGATTGACTTATTCTTTTACACTCATGATGAGGCATATGCATGGGG